ACGCTGGTACTGGTAATAAAGCTGACCGTTCGTATCCCGGTTGACGCTCATCTTGTTCGGCATCAGTGGATACAAAGCCACGACCTGCCCCTTTCCGTTGCGGATGACCTGCGCATAGGCGTTTCCCCATAACAAAAGATGAGTCATCAGCGTTTCCCTGAACACGAATGAACTCATCTCCGGATTCGGCTCGTCATGGAGCAGAAGGTATAACGGATGGTCGATAGCTTTTTCCTTGCCGCCGTCCTCCTTATAGCGGTACATATGGAGCGGCAGTCCCGCGATGGCTTCTGACAGAATTCGCACACAGGCATACACCGCCGTCATCTGCATTGCGCTCCGCTCCGTCACCAGTTTGCCGGAGGAAGAGCCGCCGAGGTAAAAGGCATAGCTGCTGCCCGGCGTCCTGTTCTCAGGCTTGTCCCTCGATTTGAACAGTCCTGAAAAGATACTCATTTCACATCACGCTCCTTCCTAAAACACCAGAAGTCCCCTGGTGTCATATACACTTTCGCCCGTGTCGTTCCCACAACGGATGGCACGGTCAAGCCCCATGATGGTCGCTATCGCACCATCGATTTTTTCTGTAGATTTTTCCTTGTCCGCCTTGATATTCCCGGCAGGATCGGTGCGGATATATATGTTGTCCATCATCCACCGCAAAACTGGATGCCCGCCGTGAGCGATCTTCTCCTCCAAGGTCAGCTTCATCAGTTCCTTGGTGGGAGGTGACATATCCTTAAAGCCCTGTCCGAACGGCACGACCGTAAAGCCCATTCCCTCAAGGTTCTGCACCATCTGCACGGCTCCCCAACGGTCGAAGGCAATCTCACGTATGTTGAACCGTTCTCCGAGCCGTTCGATAAACTTCTCGATGTATCCGTAATGAACCACGTTACCCTCCGTGGTCATGAGCAAGCCCTGACGCTCCCAAAGGTCATAGGGAACATGGTCGCGCTTCACACGAAGGTCAAGCGTGTCCTCCGGCACCCAGAAGTATGGTAAGATACTGTATTTGTCCTCCTCGTCCTGCGGAGGGAACACCAGCACGAACGCCGTGATGTCCGTTGTGCTTGAAAGGTCAAGACCGCCGTAACAGATTCGACCTTCCAGATCGTCCTCGGAAACGGGGAACGCACAGGCGTCCCACTTGTCCATCGGCATCCATCTGACCGACTGCTTCACCCATTGGTTAAGGCGCAGCTGTCGGAAAGCGTTCTCCTCGCCGGGATTCTGCTGTGCGGATGCACACGCCGCCTTCACCTTGTCGATGCCGACCGTGATGCCGAGTGAGGGATTGGCCTTCTTCCAGACCTCCGGGTCCGTCCAGTCCTCGTCCTCCGCCGCACCGTAGATAACGGAATAGAAAGTCGGATCGACCTTCCGTCCCGCCTGGATATCCAGGGCTTTCTGATGCACCTCATAGCAGATGGAATTCGTGTCGTTGCCCGCCGTGGTAATAAGGAAGTAAAGCGGCTGCATTCTCGCATCTCCGGAGCCCTGCAGCATGACGTCAAACAGCTTTCTGTTTGGCTGCGTGTGCAGTTCATCGAAAATAACGCCGTGAGTATTGAAACCGTGCTTGTTCGCCACGTCCGCTGAAAGCACCTGATATGAGGAATTGGTCGGCTTATACACGAGCTTCTTCTGTGATTCCAGTATCTTCACGCGCTTAGAAAGAGCCGGGCAGAACCGCACCATATCCACGGCCACATCAAACACGATCTTCGCCTGGTTGCGGTCTGCGGCACAGCCGTACACCTCGGCGCGTTCCTCGCCGTCACCGCAAAGGAGAAGAAGAGCCACAGCCGCCGCAAGTTCGCTCTTGCCCTGCTTTTTTGGAATCTCGATGTATGCCGTGTTGAATTGGCGGTAGCCGTTAGGCTTCAAAATACCAAACAGGTCGCGGATGATCTGCTCCTGCCAGTCGATCAGTTCAAAGGGCTTACCCGCCCATGTACCTTTGGTATGGCAAAGCGACTCGATAAACATGACGGCATAGTCGGCGGCGCCCTTGTCATAGCGCGAGGTTTTCGCCATGAACCTGGTGGGCTTGTATTTCTTCAGTTTTCGCATTTGCACCACCTCCCGAATGGCATAAAAAATGACCTGCCTTTCGGCAAGCCGTCCTCAAATCTATCTGTACGAGAGACAGAGCCTTCCGGCTCGTCCCCTTGGTTATTCTTTTTGCCGTGTCTTACTGCTGCATCGCCCAGGCGATTGCATGGCCGTCATCCTCGAACTCGACCTCGCTTGCCGCCCTCAGTCCGATTATCCCTTCGCAGGTATGGTCATCGTCAAGGAACTCGTAGGTTGCTCCGAAGTAACAGGGCTTGTTCTGCCCGTTGTAGAAGTATCCCGCGATGACCACCTTGTCTCCAAAGGTCAGCAGCTTGCTCCAGCGGCATTCCAAATCCTCCGGCGTGGTGGGATTCGGCAGCCTGTATTTTCTCATTGCTTCGTTGATCGTCATTTTCGTGTCCTCCGTTTGCTTTGTTTTCCCTTTCGGTATGTACATATATCACTCTGAAAGCACATATTATCAAGTCATTTCCGAGAAATATATGTACCAGATATCCGGCACGGGAATTGTGTATTTTATTCCTGCGTGTGACGGTGGATCGTCTCGATGATCTGCTCCTGTTCCTCGGCATCCACGCCAATGGACTGGAGTGCCTGTCTCGTACCGCAGTCCGGGCAGATGAGTGTTTCATTGTCCGTCCTCGAAAGTGCTGGAACGCCGTGGTAGGTCTTTCCGCACAGTGGGCAGACCGCCATCCTTATCACGTTATCCTTCATAGCCGCATACCTCCCTGCATTTATCGTAAGCATTGAGCAGAATGTTCTTGTCGAAGTAAAAGGTGTCGTACCCCTCAAGGCAAGTCCTCATATAGAAATTGCTCGGTACGCCGATTGGCCTGTCCTCGTGCATGATGTAGGCAAACGCCGTCACCGACCTGCGCTTACCCGTTCGGATGCCCTTGTACTTCAGCTTGATGTCCTTCTTGTAGTAGAAGGTAGGGAATCCCTCGTAGCGGTCAAGCGCCGCCTCGTCAGACTCTGTAACTTCCCATATCACCACGGGAACCGTGCCGTCCCCGCACTCTTCAATCGTGAGGTAAGAGCCGGTCTTGCTCCCTTTGAAAAGCAGCTCCCATCCCGTAAGGTTCGCCGTGCCGAGGATCGTGGCGCGCGGACAGCGCATCCGCATCTGCGGCACGTTGAGGTTACTGCCGTAAGCGATGTAGTATCTCTTTGCCATAGTCGTTACCATCCTTTCCGAAGGAAATGTCCTTCTACCACCTTAAGCCCGCCGTGGCGGGTTAAGATGTGCCTCTGGGCTGCGTCCTTCAAGCGGCGGCTCTGCCGTGCCTGAATGCCGTATCCCCGGAAAGGTTGCGGGTAAGGAAGTCCCTAGCCGTTGCGAATTTCTCTCCAATGAATCCGAGGCGGAGGAGCCAAGTCCTCATGGCGTATTTCGGATTCTCGTTCTGCTGCGGTTTCGGGCTTGCCGTTCTCACGTCCTTTGCCATCTGGCTGAGTGCGAGGCAAAGCTGGATGTAGCTTTTCAGCTGTCCTGAGTGGATGCCGCCCTTGCGCTCCGCTGTCGGCTCATCGAACTGTAAAAGCCTGAACTCGATGGTACCCTTCGTGAAGGTAGCATGGTAGTTAAGCATATGGTAGCGGCTGTCGTTGTAGTGCTGCGTCCTGCCGTAGCTTGCTCCCTGCGAGGTGTACCAGATGTCCGCAAGCTGGCTCATGGTCTTCGGCTTCTTGCGGTTGACCGCCTGCAGGAAATTCGGATCCACCGTGCGGCAGTACCTGTCCATGCGGTAGCGGTCGAGTTTCAAAGCCTCGGCGATCAGTTCCTCATGGCTTGCCATGATGTTGGCGAGGTTGCGAAGCGTCTGCGGCGTGTGGCCGTTCGCTCCGATGTGGATGTGTACCCCGCATCCCCGGCTGGCATCGCTCTTCGCGCCCGCGTGTCTAAGCTGTCTGCAAAGTTCCTGCAGGGTTTCGATGTCGCTGTAGTGGAGGATCGGCGTGACCATCTCGCATTTCTCATCATCGGGTCCGCTGATGGAAACGTCCCTCTGGAATTTCCACTCGCGGTCTTCGCCGTCCCAAGCCGACCAGGTCATGTAACCGTTGCGGCTTGCCGTGTTCTCGTACCTACCTGTTCCGAAGTAGTCGGCGGCAATCTTCGCTGCCTTGCTCCTCTTGATGTTGTTCATCTCAACCTCGACCCCGATGGTCTGGTTCTTCATCTCGGTAATCTGTCTCTCTGTCCTTGCGTTCATGGTGTGTGCCTCCTTGAAAATCCTTTGTTTTCCGCGGGTTTCGTTCCCTTCGGTGTGTCTATATATCACTCTGAAGCACACTTATATCAAGTTAATTCTCGCCATAATGTACACGAATATCTGCCCGTAAAATCGGCATGAATTGTGTAAATTATGACCCTTCGGATACCGCTTTGAAGAAGGGCTTCTCGCCCTCGTACAGGACTGCCAGAGCAAGCCGGAATCCCGTCTTGAAGCCGTCAATGAAGTACCCCTCGGCAGTCATTCCCGTAATGGTGCCCTGCGACTGTATCATCCTGTCAAGGACTGCCAGCGCTTCCTCATCGAGCATCATCCGGAGTTTCTCTTCCTCCTTGACCAGTTCGTCTGCGGCTTTGCCAAATTCCGAATTACGGACAAACTGCTTCTCGTTCGGCACAATGTTGCCGTAGAAGAAATCTGAAAGTATTTTATTTGCCACCCAAATCATC